GTTTTCATAGTCTACTTTTTCTCCTAAATTTATTATTGTGGATAACACACCACTTTCTATAATTAACACGTCAGAAGGAAGGTTTATACCTTTATCATGCCTCTTTTCAAGAACAATATACACTTTTTTCATAAAATTTAAATTTTTTAAAAATTATTAGGCTAAAAACGCAGGTCGACCCTTAAAGAACCCTTGTATTACTTATAGTTTAGGGGGGGGTAAGGGATAACCAACCCTAACTATGATCGGGTTGGTAACGGTAAGAAACACACTTACCGTTTAGGAGCCACATAAGTGATGTAATCGTTATAACCATACCCCCTTTTAATGTGGCCTTTGGCTACGAAGTACATGGAGCCACTATAAGGCTCTGGTTTAATAGTTTCTACACCCGAAGGTGTGGGCTAATTTAGGAGACAGAAAATGGATGCAAGAGAAGAGCTTAGAAAGCTGAGAGAAGAATCACGAATACGTAATCGTCCTCTGGGCATAATTTGGCATGGGGAGTTATTGCCTTATGAAGAACATGAGGAGGATATACATAATTGTTTAGGTGGTACGGAGAAGAATGATTTTTAGTAAAGTTGACAAGGCGGTGTAGAGTTGGACTCATAAGAAGGAGTTGGCCTATGTACCGAGCCTTAAATCCCGCTTGCCGGGTGGCGGACAATAAATAGCCCGGCTAAATAATATTATGAAGAATATTGAAAAAATAGATTATGATGCTCCTAAACCGCTTAAAGAGGGTGAGCATTGGGTAGATCGATATAAACCCGAGTATGCCGAACAAGCCGAGCGGTTGAAGGCCGTCGGCTTTACCAATAAAGATTTAGCCTATAATTTTGGTATTTCCCTTTATGGTTTAAAGACGTGGAGAGATAAGTTTCCAGACTTCAAAGCAGCTTGTAATCGTGGTAAACACTTTATAATCAAGAAGATAGCTGCTAAAGGGTTGATGGAAGCAGTTGGTTATAACTACGAAACCAGCAAAACGAGGATAATTAAAGATAAAGACGGAAACGTTCAAAAGATCGAAGAAACACACTTTAAGAATCACCAAGCAGCAAACAACAACTTGTTGATCTTTTTGCTCTGTAACTTGGCCCATCAGCTAGGATTGGCCCCAGAGGAGAATTGGACCAGCAAGCAGAAGATGGAGATAGAGCAAAAGAATATGAATGTGGAAATAACCGGCAAAGTAGCCGCAGACCAGATTGAGCGGCTGGCCGGGGCATTGTTAAAAGAAGAGGAAACGCGAAAGCAGATAAATTCTACTGTAGTGGAGACAGAGTAGGGTATGAGAGCGATAGAGTTTGCAAAAAAAGTTAACTCGGTAGACCAGTTTCTAGATTGGATACCTACGGACATTGTGAAAAATGTAAAATTCCGCATATCGTTGCACAGATTCCTTGCTAATAATCCAGAGGCCCAGCCAACATTTTTAGAAATGTGTGATTTAAAGCCTCAAATAGCGTTTAATGCTTTATTTTTTACGTATGATCCACGACAGCCGCTAGGCAAACAGGCCCGACCCTTTATTTTAAGGCCACAGCAGAGCGTTGCAGTCGAGGCTTTGAAAGATGCGATAGATAATCAACATGATTTGGCGTTTGATAAGACTCGTGAAGAGGGGGCAACCGAGCTAATATGTAAGATGTTTAGCCTATACTTCCTTTTAAGGCCAGAAACATACTTTTTAGTAGGAAGTAGAAAAGAAGATTTGGTGGATAAGAGCGTTAGCTTTCAGAATGGGCGGTTAATTGGCCCCCATCAGACTCTTTTTCACAAAATTATGTACGGCTTAGTAAATATGCCGCCTTGGATACCGTTAAATATAAATAAAAGACATCTATTTCTACAGAATCTTGATAATAACGCTATGATCGAGGGTGAAAGCACCAACGAGTCGTTTGGTGCTGGAAACCGAGCTACGGCAGTTCTGATTGACGAAGCTGCTCGAATCGAGCCAGACGTTGCTCAGTACCTGATTGACAACGTACATGATACTACACGGTGTGCTATTTTTAATTCTACCCATTTTCGGTTTGGTTCGGCACATCCATATAACAAGTTGTTGATTAGTAACAAAATTCCTGTTATTGAACTTGGTTATGAGACAAACCCTGAGAAATCTGTGGGTCTTTATAGAAGCCCCAGAAAGGGCGTGGTTGAATTAATTGATGAGGGATATTACGTAGATACCTACCCTGAATTAAACCTCTCAGATCGAAGCACAGAGCCTGTAAACCATATTCTATACGGTAGTTTATACCCACCAGTCCTTAAAGTGGATGATTTACCTGAAAAGTATGCAAAAACATGGGTTGCAGACGGCGGTGATGCGACTTGGGGGATGCCTCGTAGTGTGTGGCTTGATAAGGAAATTAAACGTGGTAGGTCGCGTACTGACCTTGCCCAGAATATTCTTAGGATTCCTCAAGGTTCTGCCGATCAATTCTTCGATAATGAGACAGTACAGAAAATAAAGGCTAAGTATGTTTGTGAGCCGTATATTACTGGTAATGTGCTGTATGATGTTATAGATAAAAAGGTTACAAACTGTAAATTTATGTCTGGAAGACGCCATGCACCGTTCAAATGGTGGGGTAAGTTAGAAAAAGGACGACCGGACCAGAAACATAACTACGTGGTAGCTTGTGATATAAGTCGAGGTACAGGAGCTAGTAACAGCGTTTTGGCGGTGTTAGATGTTAATAATAGCGAATTAGTTGGGTTGTACGTAAATCCTTATATTGATGTTACTGAATTTGCCGATCTCGCCGTAGCTACTTGTCAGTGGGTTGGTGGGATAAATAAGGCATTTCTAATATGGGAAGCTAACGGTCCCGGTGAGACGTTTTGGGCCAGAGTAAAAAAGACTGGTTATCGTTATTTTTATAGACGAGCAGACGAGAGTAAAATAACTCGTAAGAGAACACAAAGCCCCGGATGGAGAAGTACTCCGGGCGTTAATGGTACAAAGTTTGCACAACTTGGAGAGTTAGATGCAGCTTTGTATGAAAGTCTTAAAGAAGAAAAAATGTTCCAATACCTTATAATCCATGATGCAGAGTTGTGTAATGAGTTGTTGGATTATATGTTTTTGGGAGATAGAATTGATGTCGGATTATCGTCTGAGGCTATGGACTCTAGTGGGGCGAGGTTTGCTCATGGTGATAGAGTTATAGCAGCGGCGTTGGCTGTACTTGGTACAAAAGAACAGATTAAGGGTAATTGGAAAATAAGAAGAACACCCCCGCCTAATTCGTTCCAAGCACGGTTTGATAGGATTAATCAAGAGTTGGAAGAAGAAGCCGAGAACTCAAGAGTATTTTTATACTAAGGTAGGATAATGGGCAGACCACATGACCTCTATCAGCAAGATAAGAAACAGCCATTTTCTAAACGGTTACAGAAATTAGCAAAAGCGTGGCAAAAGAGACAAGAGAATGTGTTGATTAAACGACAAAGATTGCTTGCACTTTGGGCTAGTGGATTCTTTGATGCTAAATATGGTCGGCAACATGCTATAAATCTTATGGATCGAGGCGTTTATACCATTGTTCCTTACATGGCCGAAGGTAATCCAAAGATGATGGTAGAGACCTTGGTTGCTAATCTACAACCTTGGGCTTATACAACACAACTTGCTCTTAATTTTATTATTGAAAAGATGCAACTTGCTGATCGTGTATTTATTCCTGCTGCAATTAATTCGATGTTTGGAGCTGGTATTGTTCGTACATTTACCGAGTATGATAGGGTTATTAATCTTGATGATGAAGTAATTAAAAGTGGTTTGCCGCAGATAAGGGTTATAGATGATGCCGATTATATCGGTGATGTAGCAGCTAAAACTCGTGATGATTTTGTGATAGAGGGTGATGTTTATAAGTTACCTACCGCGTATGCCAGAGACTTATTTTCTAAGTATGCAGACGATATATCCCCTGATTGTAAGTTGACTAGTGATTATCACCCGGATAAAATTAGTAGCGGTGAGTGGGATATTAACAGACTTTCTCTTCGTGAGTATACGACGTTTATGGACGTATATATTTACGACGAGGGTGTTACTGTTACCATAATGCCAGAAGGTAAGACAGCAAAAATATTGAGGACTGTGGAAGAAGACGGTCCAGAAGGCACTCCGTATGATTTTCTTGGGTATAAGTTTTT